CTCCCGCAGGTCGGGGCATCTGGCAAGACGCCATCACTCAAAAGTGACATATTCGCTGAGCGAACACCAGTCAGGTACTGGCGGAGGTTCTACGTCACTTTGAGCCCTTTTTTCTTTAAAAGCTTTTATACAGTCAACAAGACAATTGACTTTCGTGAAATCCGACGGGGGCAGGGACCCCTCGGTGACCGGTTCCACGGTACGCAACCTTTCTTTTACTTTCCACTCCCAAGCAAGGGCAAAACACTTAAGCACGGTGTCTTTTCTGCAAGGTTTAGGTGCTCTAAGGGATCTCAACAGAGAGACCCTCTTAGGGATTGCCGCAACTTCGACGGACTTAGCACGACGCTGAGCGCTGCGCACCTCGGCTGCCAAACCAAGGTAAGCTTTTCTCTCCCTAATCTGCTGGACGCGTCCAACGAGAGCTCGATCTTCTTCTTCACGGGTCAAATCGTAACCGTGAGGTCTTAAAACAACGGGAAGAAGATTGCGTATCCTGGGCGTTGCCGTGGTAGGTTCCATGAGAAGGGCCTTCTTGATGGTTTTGGACGAAAGGCACGTCTGCTTAAGGGCAAATGGCAGAGGAGCAACAGTTTTTATTTTTTGTCGAGCCAGCCTCGACACGTTGTTCTCCACCACTTGTCTGAACCCTTTAAGCGAAACGCAAGCCTGCGCCGCAAAACCCAGCACATCCTCCACACGGTCCCGCATCCACAACGCGGACACATTTGTCTTCTTTTGTTCAACGCAGTTCCTGAACACGGTGGAATTGATTTCTCCGTATTCAGAATGTCGCAAAGTTTTTTTCTTTGTTAACCCGAAGGCCAATCTGAGCTCCATGACGAGAGAGCGCAGAAACAAAACAACCGGAACTCGTTGACTTCGTCAAAAGATCATCGCCGTTGATGAGACAGCGATGACTCGTCCATTCCTTGAACGAGATTTCACCCTGGACAAGAAGGTCTGTTAGGGCCATGTCGACAGAGGTTTTGTTAATCAAGCACAGCAAAGGGAAGCTCATCGGACTTCCCATAGGCTGACCTGATTCGGCAGCAACGTCATCGATAGTCATAGTCAATGACCGAAGACACCGAACCTCTTCTTCACTAAGACCCTCCCCTCTTTCCACCAAAACGTCGACTGCCCGCTGGACGTACGCAGTCTTTATGTTGTCTGTGGCACTCTCATAGTCAAAAGAGAGCCACTCGGTCCCCCTGGTCCCCTGTTCCAGGTAGCGGAGCCGCTCATTGGTAGGGCTACCAACAAGAAGCCAATTCCTTCCTTTAAGAAAGGCGTAAAGGGAGTTGTGAAGGGGAGTCAAAACGCCGACGTTGTACGAGGAGTACAACGTCACGACGCGAGGCTTCCCGGCTGAGTAGACAAGCTCAGTCCTGAACTCTTTGGAAAAGGGTTCTTCACACCAATTACCGCCTTGGGACCTTGTAAAAGTCTCAGTCCCGTGACCGTTCGGAACATAAACGGTCTTCCTTTTGTTCCAGCCCAAAGGGACGTTTGACGAAAACGCCCGGGCAAACTTATCAAGGTGTTCGAGGCACACCTCTTGGGGAACAAGCCTCGCCTTTTCCCAGCTATCCACCCTCGACAACTGTAGGTCTTCACAGTGTTCGCAAGGTTGAACCTCGGCTTTCGCTGAGGTTTTGATGGACAGCTCCTGAACAAAGGTCAGTTCAGGAGGGTACATTGACCGCAAACACGCACGGAGCGACCCGCACGTGATGAGGGGGGGTACCGGCAGGACCGGCTCTAAAGACTGTTCTTCTCGAAGAAGACCGACAATCCTTTTGCACTTCCCCCGAAGGGAGTGGGCACGTGCACACCCACTCTTAACCTTCATTTCCCTTTGTCTTTTCATTCCAGCGAGATCGTAAACGTTCCCGAGGAGGTCAGGGGCAACCTCATACCGATTCACGGTCCAAGACCTACTAGGTTCGGTATCAACCCAAAAGGGGCGTAACGACGTGGAGGTGGGCCCGCCCCTAGAAGCCCACCCTCGCTCTTTTTTCGTCAACCGCCAAGCTCGCGCGGTAGCACTTTCATCTTTTATACTCGATAGGTGTGCCATCCTTGTTGTCTGTTGAGTAACTACATTCTTTTACGTGGAGGAAGTCATTCCCACGGAGTTTAACTAAGAGTCGAGCAGGGACGCGCACGTGTGCTCTTTCACGAGACGAAACTCAGGGGCCGCGTCGGAAGTCATTTAATGACTTAAACGTCGTTGGTCAACCCGGAGGCTGAGGGAATGTAAAACCCTTAATCCTCAGTCGGTCTTTAGCCACCCGTAACTCTTAACCCCCAGCAAGGTTCACTCCTAAGCTGAGTACAGTTCTTTCCAGATATTATGCTCCGCTGCACAGTTGATCTGAAGCCGGAGAATCTCTTTTGTATTTTTGTTGGGATACAGCTTTCAACGCTACTTCCCAGAGCACGAATGGTCGTGACCCCGACCTGCCGCAGGGCAGATCTCCCTCTTAGAGGTACTCAGGAACCAGTTTCTGATTACGCGTGTTACTGGTTAATACCGCAGGGGATCAACTGGGACGATTTTACCATCATCGTCCAGTCAGGTACAAGACTTAAAAACCGGGCGGAACCCGATTCCGAC